GGATGGCGGTATTGAGAATGACGATTTTCCCGATTTTTCGGGCGGAAATTTTCCCGTCGAACAGCTCTTGCTTGATTAGAGTGCGGCTGAGCTGGGTTTCGAACATGTACCGGTAAGTCTCCATGTTCACGGCATCCTCGTCACTGTAGGGTGCGCCAGTCTTTACCCTGCCGCTGTAGTCTCGCACTACTAGGGTGTTTTTAGCCGCGTCTACTGAGGTCACTGGCAAGTCAGTGATATCGGCCTGTGTGTGCGTGTGGCTGGTTGCCGCTTTGCTGGCCAGGGCATCGTCCAGGCCGGTGATTTGGCTGGTGGGGTGGGTGTGTGATGCTGACGCTTTGCCGGCTAGTGCCGTGTCCAGGCCTTTGATCTGGTCGGTGGTGTGGCTATGCCGACTGATTCTTGCATCCACGTATCCTTTATGCACCGCAGCGGCATCATAGCGGATAGTGTCGTCAGCTATGGTCAGCACTCCGTCCGGTTGGGTTTTCACGAACCCCTGGCTGCGGTGAGCTACGCTGTACCCGTTAACGCCGGCAGTGACGACGCGTGGGCTATCGGCGGTGCCGATGAGGTCGCCTGCCAGTTGGATTTTTCCTTGCACCGTGGCGGTAGCGGGGGGCACGCCACTGGCGGCGTGGTCTGCGGATTCTTTGGCTGCCGCGGCTGACTGTGCTGCTTGGGTGGCTGATTGTTCGGCTTTTGCCACGGCGGCTTTCGCGGCGTCTCCGGCGGTAATCATTTTCTGGTACAGCTCGACAACCCGGTCGCGCTCGTCTGGGGTGAGGTCACGACCGTTTTCCAGCGCCTCGGCAAATGTCGCGGTACCAAGACGGATAGCGATGTGAATGGGCTCGCCCAAAGTGCCGCTGTAATCAGGGATGCACACGGCAGCGCCAAGCTCGATATCGGCGGTGAATTTACCGCCGGTGACGGGAACGATAGCGGGAGCAGGGAGAATAACCGTACCGGCGCTGGTGCGGGCTTCGGGGGCGTGGATTTGCAAAGCTGTGACAGCGGCTGGCTGGTTAGTTATTAGCCGCAGGTCACCGGTGATGGTGGGCATGGTGGGGTCTCCTAAAGGCAGTGGCGGTGGTTAGGTGCTGGGCAGGATGATAACCGTCGCGGACTTATAGGTTTGGAAGATTCCGCCAGTGGCGGACTCGTGGTAGCGGTTACCAGCAGTGATATCGGCGCAGGAGACATCTGTGGCGCCCTGAGTAGCAACAGCAATCATGAGAATAGAACCGGTCCAGTCGCCTTTGGCCTCGAATCTGGCACCAGATCGAACTTGCAGCCCGGCGCTGAACCATTTGAGGGTGCCCCATGCTTCGCCGTTGTTGATCCTGCCGGATGAGCCGGTGAAGATGTTGGCGCCGCCGGTGTCAATGTGCAGGATGCGAGGCATGCCCTGCACTGTAGTTTGCAAAGCTTCGATTGCTTTCCTATCGGCGGCACGGGCCGCTGCGTCGGCTTCTTTGGCTTTTTGGTCAGCGATGCGTGCGGCAGCATCGGCTTCCTTCGCTTTCTTGTCGGCGTCGTCAGCGGCGGCAGCTGCTGAGGTCGCTTTGGTGTTTGCAGTGGCAGCCGCTGAGGTGGCACTGTTGGCGGTGGTTGCCGCGGTTTCGGCGGTTTTGGTTGTAGCTAGTCGGCGTCGGCGTTCCTGTTCTATTTGGCCGAGGATGGCGTCGTTATGGGATCGGAGGCTATCAGCATCGGCGATCATTTGGCCGCCCACGTGCACCCGCCAGCCCACCGCGGCAGCGTCGCCGCTTGTCATGTCTATAGCGGTTACCGGCAGGGCGAGGGTTTTGCCCCAGATCAGCACGTCGACGAGGCTGGCGGTGGTGAAGTCGACGCCTGGACGGAACTTGCCCAGACCACACCCCGTGATGTCACGCTCAAAGAAAACGGCGCCTTCGACCCGGTTTTGGGCGGCGTCGACAATGGACTCAAGATTGGATTGCTGGGCGTTCAAGTCGATACGGGCGTCGGCACGGACGAATCCGATATCGAACCGCCCCGTGGGGCGCTGATCTGGGCGGTAAATGTAGCCTTCTTGCAGCCGATCGTCTTGTTGGGCTTGTTCTCTGCCCTCGGGGATGTCCACTTGGAAAACCCCATACACATAGGTGGAAGTACGGCGGCCGACGGTCATCTCGCCACCGTCGGCAATAAGCGTGGGCCTCATTATGGTGCCTCCTTTGCCTGCTCAACTGCCACGACGACCGTAGGCAAAGACAACACCAGCCCGGTGACCGGCGGATCACCTGGCCACCACATTCGGGCGGTGATGATAACGCCCGCCGCGGCAGCCGGTTGGGCGATCTCTTCTAGCAGCGGCCCATCCGTGGGTCGCAGCAGGATACGCGGGGAGGGGCGTCCCGTCGGGGTGGTCGCCACTTGGATAGGTAGATCCTTGGTGATCCCAGCAACCCGGAACGCTGCCGCCAGCGACTCGGCAATCAGCCGTCGGATGGTGGCCTCGGCGGGGCCATCGAGGGTGGCGCCGTCAGCAACAGTCACCATTTTCATCCCCGCTAGCTCCCGGGGCCGCGAGAATGCGACCTTGGTGTTTTCCGGTCCCACCCAGTCGCGCTCAAACCTCCTAAACGATGTCTGCCACGTGGTCGGGGCAGACATCGCAGGAAACCTCGACAACAGCTTCGTTAGCCCCACACCGTGGATTGTGAGGGTGGCAGGGGCGTCGGCGTCACCTCTTGCTACGGTGTGGGTCACCCAGTACACCCGGCGCGGCACCCCTGTGCGTTCTATGGCCACGAAGCGGGTCTGGTCGGTGACGGGGACGAGTTTGCCTTCGGGGTTGAGCACGCCGAGCTGTTTGGCGATGAGCTCAGTGACGACGGGGTGGATGATGCCGCGGCTGCTGCGGCACAGGACTGTGAGTTCTAGGGAGCCTGGGTCGTTGCGTGCCTCCGGCGCCACCATGGATACCACGGGCGGCAGGTCCATGAGGGGGTTGCCGTCAGCGTCGAGCAGGCCTATCCACTGGCCGGTGTCAGCAATGATCTGCTCACGGTGTTTGCGGTGGGCGGGCCAGTCGATCATGTGTCACCTCCAGGGGTCGAGGGTGGAAATGTGCCAGGCGGCGGTGGCGCCGGCAGGCAGCTGGTATGTGCGACTGCCGCCTGCCGGCACCCCTTCGGGAAGGTAGGGGATTTGCCGCCATAGGGCGTAGTCAACACCGCCGGCATCGTCGATGATGGCGCAGGAGTCGGTGGGGTTGAGGAGTAGGCGTCGGCGTTCGGAAGTGGCGGGCAGGGTTAGAGTGGCGCCGGAGGGGAGGACGATAGGGCCACCGCTGCCTTGCCAGGTGATCTCCAGGTAGGTGGTAGTGTCACCGAAGTTTGAAACGTTGATCTTGCCGGTGCCAATGTATGGGCCGACCTTCCAGACGCCTTCATCGGCAACTAGGGGGATTCGCAGCTCTAGGCCGCTGGAGCGGCTGCACACCTCGGTAGGGTCGGTGATGGTGCCGTCTAGCCGGCATCGGAGCCTGGCCACGCCGCGGGGTGTGGCGGCCGCGAGCTGGCCTGGCCGGTGGTGAGAGAATGCCCGGCGCAGCTCGAAGGCCAGCGTTTCCGCGGGCTTGGTGGGGGTGGAGACCAGCACCAGGGTGAGCGACCCGCGGATCGGCTCGATGACGTGTGATTCGAGTAGCTGCCCCGGCATACCCACCGCAGTATACGCTCGCTCCTTGACGCTACCGACGAGTTTGTCGACGCCGCCCTCGGCAACTTCGATCTGGCCACCGGTGAGAGCGAAAGACTTGCCGTCAGGCGACACGTAGGTCATCTCATACACGCTTGCCTCCTTCCCTTTCTAGATTCGGGCGTTCACATAGTCGGCGCCGGTGGCGGCCTTCACCGCCTCGGTCGTGATGCGCGCAACATCGGCACGTGTAAAGGTGGTCACGCTGTCAGGGATGCGCACATTAATGTCGATGGTTTTCACTCCGGCTTGGGTGGCGCCGGAGCGGGCGGCCTCCACCAGCGCGCGGGTGTGCGCCAGCTGGGATTCAGCAGCTTGGGCTTGGCGTGCCGCCAGCACTAACAGGGCATCACGCTTGGTGGCCGCTACGCGGGCGGCCTCGGTGAGGGCGTCGATCTCCGCCTTGGTGGTGGCCTCAGCTAGCTGCTTTTGCAGGTTCGCGTAGTCCACTTGGGCTTTCAGTGCCTCGGCTTTCGCTGCACCTGCTAGCTCTAGTTGTTGCCGCTGGGTGTCGAGGAGGAGTTTTTGGGCGTCGGTGGTGAGCCCTAGCCGGTCGGTACGGTCCGTGGTTTGCCGCTGGATAGCGGCGATTTTTGATTCCACGCCGTGGGCCATGCCGCCCAGGACGGCGTCGGTCCATTGGTCGGCAAGCTTGGCACCGCCGATGGCCGCCTCGGCACCGTATTGGGGGGTGAGCGCGGCGCCGCCGATAGCGAGCGCCCCGCCGCCCAGGCCGCCCAAAACGACCCCGGCTTTCTGGGCTAGGCCCATGCCTTTCCAGGCTTCCTTCACGGAAGCTTTGTTGTTGAAGAGGTCGAAGCCGCCGCGCACCAGGTCGCCTAGGCCGCCAAGGGCGATAGTGGCACCGGGGATAGCGCCCAGAGGGCCACCGGCTGCGAAGCCTGCGGCACCACCGGCAATGCCAGCAGCGAGCTTGCCTAGGCCGCCGAGGAGTTTCCCGATACCGCTAAAGCCAGCGCTAGCGCCCTGGGCTGCCGCGGGTGTTAACCCGTACAGCTGGGCGGTTTGCTGCATGAGCGCCTCGGTTTTGATCCTCAGCATCTCCGCGGTGTTCGCCTGGGTCAGGGTGGCGTCAGCGACGTCCAGCTGGGCTAGGGCCTGTTTCTGGGTGGCGGCGTGCTGGTCGGCTGCTGCCTGGGCGCGGGCCTCGGCAACCGCCCACTCCGCGGCCTTCACCGCTGCGGTCTGGGCAACCACCGAGTCAGCAACCTGGCCGATCGAGAACACGCCCGTGGTACGGAAACGGTCGAGGGCGGCGCCCATGGCTTCGATGCTGGTCGCCCCCAGCAGCGCCTGCTGTTTGCGGGTTTCAGCTAACTGTTTCTCCGCCTGGGCCACCGAGATAGCGCCTTGTGCGCGGGCAGTGTGTACGTCCCATTCCGCAGTTTGCAGGTCCAGCAGAGATTTTTGCAGCGCTAGGCTGTTGCGGATCTGCGATTGTTGCAGCTCCCCTATGGCCTTGCGCTCGCTGTCGGCGATCTCGGCGGCTTTGCCGAGGGTGTCGAAGAACTCACCGAAGTGCCCCGCGGCGGACACCAGGTGCCCGCTCACGCCGTCGATGAGGTCAGCCAGGGCCTGGTAGTAGGCTGCGGTGACTGTGCGCTCGGCTGCCTCTAGTCGCTTCGCGGAGTCGGCGGCTTTCT